CGCTAGTTTGGTGTTATCCTCTTCTATAAGGGCGACCAACGGAGTAGACACAAGATACTGTAATAAATTTAAATCTTCTAAATACTTCTTCTTGATTTCTGGTGTCCATTGAAAGACATCAGTGTGAAACCAAGGCATTCCTGCATACATCTCTAAGTACATGACATAGTTCTGTCTCTGTACTACTGGTGTCTTTACGCTGTGCGTTTCCACATTCTCACCACAATGTACGGTTGGATGTTAGCGTTAGTACCACTTGAACCTGTAGAATCAGTAGTACCAGTAACAGATAAACTGTGTTGATGCTCACCGGCACTTTCAGAAGTATATCTGTAACTGCCATCGTCAGGCGTGCCACCACCAAAGTTACCGTTTTGATTTATAATTGTTAAATTAGTATTATAACCTGTTTGATACACATGGCTGTGTGTACCAGCTGAACCAGAAGTTCCTGTTAAAGTAGCTGAATGAGTATGTGATACTACAATAGAATCTTTAGAACCGCCGGTCTCTTCTAGTGTGTCAAATAAAGCATCAGATACGTTTTGACCTACAAGAACACGACCAGCACCGAACTCTACCCAAGTACCGAAGCCCATTAATGTAGCTGGGTTAGATGTACTTGCAGCATTAATGTAGATAGAACCTACTGGATAAACAGCCTGTAACGCAGCAGTTACAAATGCAGTAGTAGCTAACTGAGTAGTATTAGTACCAAACGTAGCTGTTGGAGCAGAAGGAGTGCCTGTGAATGAAGGAGAAGCTATGTCAGCTTTAGAACTGATAGCACCTGCAATAGCATTGAACTCGTTGTCGATTTCAGTGCCTTTAACAATCTTGTTAGCGTCACCTGTTGGTAGTGTGTCTTTAGTGGCGAAGTTCGTCGCCTTTACATAGTTTGCCACGATGTAGCTCCTTTAAAGTGTCTTACCTTGTTTAAGGAAGAAGTCAATCTTTTGAATAGACAACGGTGTACCGTCAATGTCTGATTCAAACCCAATTTGAATAACAGTCCCTGAGCCAGAGGCTGGGATGTTAGCAATATCCAATGCAATACCGTTTGTGTAAGTAGCGATGTTATACTCAGCAATACCGTACTCAAATACTTGAACTCGTTGTAATGTAATACCACGAGAAGCGTAGTTACGAGTATAGTCGTATCCCCACTTAATAGCGATAGGCTGGTTTGAACCACCAATAGCTGTTACGTTAATACGCTTTAGAATCTTGTTAGTAGTTGCAGAGCCAAAGTCAAAGTAGTTAGTAAAGTAAGACATACGATACTTAGCACCGTCATCTTCATACAAATCATACTTACCGATGTAACCCTTCTTACCAATATACAACTGTCTGTCTTGTGTGACACAGAATGCTGTAGGTTCAATCTGCTTCCAAATAGTAACACGAGCACCGCCATTTTCTAGGACACCACGAGTATCGAAGCAATAAGTAAAGCCAGTGCTTGGTAACGCTAACAAATAGAAAGCATCTGTTGGAAAGTAAGTAGCTTTGATATTCTTAGTTAGTTCAGAAGCCACATTAACTAACAACTCATCTCGTACATTCTTAGACACATCTCTAAACGGTAACGACTTCTCTTGAATAACTCGCTGGAAAGACTGTACACCGATAGCAGACAAAAACATCAAGTCTGTACCAATAGACACGATAGAGTCTCTAGCAATACAACCAACACCACTGATAACATCTTCTAAAACTAACTGTGAAGGGTCTACAGGGTTACGATAAATAACAATGTGACGCTCACAGAAGATAACCAAGAAACCATTGTGTGATGCTAAACCAATGATAGGGTCATTGTTAGGTACAACTTCACTGATATTTAAGTAACCTGAAGTTCCTGTCTTCCATTCAGCAGGGTTAAGCAAGTCACTGAAATACACAGTCTGTCTGTCGTTAGCAATATCAGCTACCCACACACGACCAAAGGATGTCATCACGACATTCGGTGTAAAGTCAGTTACTGTGTAACCAGCAGGTAAGTTAGTAGCTACATCACCTAGTCTTTGAAATCCATAAGAACCTGTGTGTGCATGAGCTGTAGCACCTAACTTATGATATACCAATGTAGGATGACCAGCTTGAGCTAAGATAGCATGACCTGAGGGTGTTGCACCTGTGTCATAAGGCATACCAGCAATGTGCCAGTTGTCGTCAGAAATAGTATAAGTTAAGTTAGCAGTGTTAGTACCGTTACGAACCACTGCTTCTGTTAAAGTACTTGTACCTGTGTATAGCTTGTTGTTGGCTGCAGAAATAACAACTGTGCCATCGTCCTTAACAAGCTCATAGATAGCTCTAAATGAGCCTGTAGACGCTGCAGAGGCATTGACCTTAGTCCACCCCTTACGAGCACCAATACGACCGTACTTGTCGATTACGCAGTTATTAGCCTCTAGTGCAAAACCACTGGACAACTGAATAGAGCTGTCCTGTGTGTTAAGACCACTAAAGCCTGGAGCTGCAATCGTACCAGTTACAATTTGTTCAGCCATTTAGATAGAAATCCATTGAGTTTCTTCGATGTAACGATTCTGTTCTAATGAGATAGCATCAGCCAATGATGTCTTATAAAGACCATAAGCCTCATTAGAAGCTAAACCACCGTCTTCACCACGCTCTGCTAAAGCCTTAGCATAAGCTAACATAATCACTGGCTCTGATGGTACTAACATCTTATCAGCATCAGCTGACAAAGGTACTTGAGGTTTAATGATGTTAAAGCGGACGTTGTACACACCGTTAGGTATTGGGAACAAGTCTACCTGTGTATCACCGTTAGCGTCTGTACCGTTAAAGTTGTAATAGTTAGGAGAACCTTGAGTCTGTGATGTTAACAAGAACTGCTGGTTCATCCACTGAGTAGGAGCATTGTTTAGGATTGTGTTGCTGGTATCGTTTAAGACATCAATTACACGGAATCTTTGACCAGAACCTACTAGCACATAGTTAAAGATGTCAACAGCTGTCACAGCAGACAATGTATCTGATAGTGAATTCCAGTTGTAGGCATCTTCAACATTGCGTTTAGCATCGTTGACAAACTTACCAATTAGTTTAGAATAAGCGTTATCGTTGACTGAAGAAACCTCAGTCTCACGAAGCCTGATTAGCACATCATTTACAAGTTTAATGAATTCCATAGATTTCCTTAGTCTACCACACTTTTAGAGTTGTGTCAACAACTATTTTCAGTTGCAATCCCACTTCTTCAGAGCCAGGGCTTTCCTTGTTGGTCTGCCCTTGTCATCCTTCATCGGACCAGCAACACCGCCCATACGAGCACAGAACGACTTACGACGAGCTGCTGCTTTAGGAGACTTTGCAGCCTCTTTAGCCGAGACAGGTGGTTTTAGCTTAGAACCAGTGGTCTTGTTGTAGTAATCACGACCTTTCTGGTTAAGACCACCTTTAGGGTTCTGAAACTCTTTCTTAGGCATTATCTGCCTCTGCCAGTCTTTTTCATCATCTTAGGTTTAGGCATATTAGCTTGAGACATGGCAATAGCGATGGCTTGCTTGCGGTTTTTCACAACAGGACCTGTCTTAGAACCTGTATTAAGTGTACCTGCTTTGTACTCAGACATTACTTTACCGATTTTAGCTTGTTGCTTCTTAGTTGCTTTCATGATTATGACCCATTCTGATAAGCTGTGTTTTGATGGATTTCTACAGTAAAGATTACTGAGAAAGATGAAGTTGCTTCTGGTGTTACTCTTAACTCGTCATATTCGTCCATGACCATGCGACCTTGGTTGAACATTAGATAGCTACCTGCACTGACTGAATGTCCTCCAACAATAGTGACTGAAGTATTAGTGCTGTGGTCGTACCAAGAAGCAGTGACTGACTTAGAGCTACCGCCATAGTTAGATAACATTAACAATGTAGCAATAGCTTTACATCCTTTAGGGACTATATAGACTGTGTTGCTTGAACCTGCAGTGAGGTTCTTTCCTACTGTAAGTTCTCTCATTTAATTGTCCAATGACTTGTTATGTAAGTGATGATACCGCCAACTCCAGAAGCAATGACCATGCCCATCCAGAAGCCACCTTTAGATTTATTAGCTAACTCTAGCAGTTCTTCCATACCAGCTTCTAGCTTGTCTATCTTCTTTTCCATTGCCTCTACCTGAGCAACTAACTTACCGTACTTATAGAGGTCTACTCCGCCTTGGTCGTTCATTACTCAGTCTCCGCAGGTTCTGGTGTATTACCTTCAGCTACCCACTTTAGGTATTCTTGGTAGTCTGTGTTGGCTGGGTCGAATGGGATGCAAGCTCCGTCTGTAATGCGGATAATACAGTTTGCAATAGAACCGTCGATGTTTTTACATTGTTTATACATATTAAAGCTCCGCAGACGCATCAAAATATGAAGTATTACTTCCGCCAGTTAAAACACAAGCCGCCCTACCCAATGTCAGTCCAGAGCCTCCAACAAAGTCAGCAGATATCTGGTCTTTCGTAGCGTAAGAAGTGCCTAAACTAATTGATGGATTAACTGAACCGTCATAAACCGTCAGTCCAGACGAAGAGCAAGTTGGAGATGCTCGCATAGATGTTTTCATTGGAACGCTTACACGATATGCATCTGATGCTGCCCCCACTACACCCACTCCAACCATTCGCTGTGCAGATGTATCGCCTTGGATGCGTTGATAATACCTCTGACACAAAGCTAACTCAGTACCATAAGGTCTGTAATCAAAGCTAGTAGCAGTAGAGCCTTTTTCTAGTTGAACACCTGTTAAAAATAGAGTTGCACTTGCATTTGAAACCAAAGAAACGCTACTAGATGTTTTAAAGCCTCCAGAAGTATTCCAAGCATTTGCAGTTCCATTAAAACTAGAGCCACTACCTAAATCAATTCTAAAATAAATACCTGAACCATTGGTTGTGTTCCATGTTCCAGCACTTGTTCCAGCAATAGTTATTGTTTTTTGTTCCCAAGTATTTGCAGAATTAATAGTAAATGTTGCTGGGTAAGCATTTGTTGTATTAGGATTAAATAAAGATGCAGAATATGTGCCTGTTACGCTAGATTGAATCCAAAAAGATAAAGTAACTGTGTTTGCATTAGCAGTACCAAAACCAAAATCTGCAATGTTGTAACCTTCAATAGCCTGACCAATAGTGTAATAATCACCTGAACTTGGGGTTGATGTTCCAGTAACAGTTACTTTCAAAGAAGAACTAAAACCAGCTGGGGCAGTTGTTACTTGTTGCAATGAAAATGTGCCAGCACCATTTTTTTGTGTACGCCAACGGTCAAGACAATAATTACCATCACCAGTAACCATAGAAATACTAGCACCAGCATTACGCTGGTCAATACGCATATCACCGTTGATAATTCTATTCTTGAACTGATAGAACTGAGCAGATGAATCAATGTCAGCAGAGTCTATCTTACCTGACGAGTTTAATAAATCTGCAATGTTTCTTGCCTTACCCATTATGCTTGTCCTTTAATGTCACACCAGTTACAAGGTTGGTTATTACCAACGCTTATCCATGCTTTCTCTACTAAACAATAGTGCTTCCACATTATTTATTTTCCATTGCTTCTACTTTAGCAACGAGTTGTCCGTATTGAAAAGGGTCAATATCGCTCATTTATTCCTCTTTTACCAAGGTAAACCACTAACAACTTTAGGTGCTTTTAGTCCTGCTAATTGAGCATCAAGACTAGCTTCCATAGCTTCTAAGTCTAGCTTTTCAGCTAACCAAGTCTTAACTACTTCTTCAGTTAGGCTTGCAAAAG